GCTACTAGATCTGTTCAGAATGTAGATTTGGAAAATGTAGGATCTGGTTATACAGTTGCTCCTAAGATTGCCTTTATTGGTGGTGGTGGAAGTGGTGCTGCTGCTACCTCTGTGATTGGTGATAACGTTATTGGTATAGTAACTCTAACCAGTGCTGACGGTTATGTGGGTGGTGTTGGGTATACTACTAACCCATCAATTACGTTTAGTAATGAAATATTTAAGACAGGTGTTACTACAGTTTCTGCTGCTGCAACTGCTGTTGTAAGTTCTGCAGGTACTATTACTGCTATTAATATAACTAATGCTGGTCTTGGATATAGCACTGCTCCTACACTAACTATTGCTGATCCTGCTCTTGATAATACTGGCAATTATAAGTTTAATGAGATTGTCACTGGACAGACAAGTGGAACTACTGCAAGAGTCAGAACATGGAATGCTACAACTAATGTAATAGAATTAGCATCAGTAGATGGAACATGGACAAGGGGTGAAAAATTATTAGGTGAGACCTCAGGTGCTACTCATACAGTTAGGGAGATTGATCTTGATCCTACCGATGATGGATTTGCAGATAATTTAGAAATAGAAACTCAAGCAGATTCAATTCTAGACTTTACTGAACAGAATCCATTTGGTACTCCATAGGTATTCATGCTATAATATTATAATGACAAAAAAACAAACACTTAAGTTTACAATTAGACAGGACGGTCATGTAACTGAAGAAGTTATTGGAGCTGCTTCTGGTGAGTGCTTAGAACTTACTGAACAAATAGATAATAAACTTGGAGTTTTAGAAACTCGTCAATTTAAACCTGAATTTTATCAACCCGCTATTGTCACCGAACATGTCTCACTTCAGCACAATAAAGACCAAGATTAAGAATAAACCTCAACTTATTGAGGCACTTGAACTTCTTCAATACGAAGTTCAAGAAAATCAAGAGTTAATAAATCCTCTAGATCATCAACATGAAAAAGTAAAGGTTGATGTTTCTATAGGGAATGATATTGGTTTTCGTTTGAATAATAATGGCGAGTATGAACTAGTAGCAGATATACAAACTTGGAAAGATCCAGTTCCTCCAAAAAGATTTGTTGAAAAAGTAACTCAACAATATGCACGTATGACAGTTCATAATCAAGTTAAGGAAATGGGATTTAAAATAGAAGAAGAGTGGGAGATGGATGATAATTCTATAGAATTGACGGTAACTCGTTGGATATAAATATAATATACTAGGACTAGAATCATGTTTGAGTATTTTTATAACGAAATTTTGAGAAGAACTATCATATCATTTGGTACTCTTTTTAATGGAATTACAGTAAAGCAAGAAGGATCTGAAATACGAGTTCCTTTAGCATATGGTCCTACCCAAAAGTTTTTAGCACGTTTAAACCAAACACCAGATTTAAATAAGGCAACGGCAATTACTTTGCCTAGAATGTCTTTTGAATTTACAGGTCTTACCTATGATCCTTCTAGAAAAGTAACTACAACACAACAGTTTACAGTAAAAGATCCTAATGATGGAACTGAGACTAAGAAGTCATATATGCCAGTTCCTTATAATATGCAATTTGAACTTGCTATTATGTGTAAGTTAAATGATGATGCGTTACAAATCACAGAACAGATACTTCCATATTTCCAACCAGCATATAATGTTACTGTTACGTTAGTAGATAATATTAAAGAGAAAAGAGATATTCCAATTGTATTGGAAAATATTACAATGCAGGATGATTATGAAGGAGACTTTGAGAGTAGAAGAGTTCTTCTTTATACTTTAAGATTCACTGCAAAGACCTACATGTTTGGTCCATCTGCTACTGCTACTGGTGACCTTATTAGGAGTGCTAGAGTTAGTTACCTTTCTGGTACAGATACTACCAATACGCAAAGAGATCTTACATACAGAGTTACTCCAAGAGCAACCAAGAGTTATGCTGGTCCTATAACTACAACTTTAGATGAAGATGTTGATCTAACAGAAGTGGAAATTAAAGTTGTTTCTACTTCTAATATCTTCTTAGATACTTCATCAACTCCTAAACCAACTTATTGTTATATTGATGAAGAAGAGATGAAGATAACAACGGTAAATGCGAATTCTATTATCGTTGAAAGAGCACAAGATAATACTCTTGCTGCTTCTCACGTTAAAGGATCTGCTCTACGAGTTATCAATCCAATAACATCTTCAACAGATACAACTGTCACTTACGACGATAATGTTCTTATTGAAGATGGCGATAACTTCGGATTTGATGGTGAGATCTCATGAGTGATAGATTAGATAAAACTTTTAATATTACTCCTGAAGTAGTACCAGAAGAAAAAACTGAAGTAATTAAAAAAGAAAAACCTGATAGACTTACTAAAGATGATATAACAAGAGATTATGAATATACAAGAGGTAATCTCTATAGTATAATAGAGAAGGGTCAGGAAGCAATTGATGGTATTCTTGAGATTGCTCAAGAAAGTGAAATGCCTAGAGCATATGAAGTTGCTGGTCAACTTATTAAAAGTGTTTCTGATGCTACTGATAAATTGATTGATCTTCAGAAAAAACTGAAAGATGTTAATGAAGAGCAAGTAGTTAAGGGACCATCCACAGTTAACAATTCACTTTTTGTTGGATCTACTGCAGATCTTGCAAAATTGATTAAGAGCGAGACTCTTAAAAAAACTGAATAAATATAGTTATAGATGGAGATAAAATAGAGTGCCACTCAAAAAACCGTCAGAATTTTATAATAAAAATCCTAATTCTTCTTTAGATGAAATTAGGGAAAATGTTACTCCCCAAAAAGTGGAGAAAATTTCTGAAGCTTTTGATTCTTTTAAGACCAATTTTGACCATATTCAATCTCTTACTGAGTTTACTAATACTTTTGATACTTTTAAAAATAATATAGAAAAGGTAGATAATTTATCAGAAAGTGTATCTGATATTCAAGATAGTATTCAAGATCTAATAAAGAAAGAAGATCTTGATGATGCAATGACTGCACAACTTCTTTTTGTAGAGGAGTCTATAAGAAACGTTCAAGATAAAGTAAAAACTTTAAACTCTAAAAGTGTTTTTGCTATAAAAGAAGAGTTTTCTTCTTTATCAGAAACTGTTTATAATTTTATAGATGAAGAAGTACCTTCTTACCAAAAATTAATTGTAGATTCTGAGACAAGGGTTGATAGTAGATTTTTAAATTTTAAAAAAGATATTACATCTAAAGTAGAAGATGTTCATAAAGAAATTAATTCAAATCTTTCCCATATTACAGAAAGTATTGAATCTATTAATGAGGAAAATCTTTCATCTGTAAAAGAAGATGTTAAAGGTATTCGTGGAAAAGTTGAATCTCTTCTTGAAAAAGTATTACCAAAGTATAAAAAGTTTTTTGCAGAGACAGAGGTAAGAACAGAGGAAAAGATTGCTGTTGTAGAAGAAACTGCAAAAGAGATTGAAGAGAAATATGAATCTCAAATTAAAGAAATTACAGAAAATTTTGATCAATTTGTTCATAATGAAATTCCTAAGTATAAAAAACTTTTAGTAGATTCTAAATTAAAGACGGAAGAAGAAGTAAAGGATATATCTAAAAGTTTAGATGAACAAGTTTCTAAGATTAATAAAAATGTTGTTAATCTTCAACAACGAGTTAATAATAAAGAAATAGAAATTGATGATGTTCTTTTAGAAAAGACTAATACAATTGATAAATTGATTAATAAATCTAAAGATTTGTCAAGAATATATGATGATCTTTCTAGAGATTTTAAAGAAAAAGAAGTTCAATATGAAAATGCTCTTGATGATTTTTCTAAAAAGATTAATACTATGGAAGAAAGTCTCACAGATAATATTTGTGAACTTCAAGAAAACTTAGATACAAGCACTTCTAAGTATTATTCTGAGATGAAAAATGCGGTAGTTCCTGCCGTTGTTAATTTTGAGCAAAAATTATCCAGTCAACTTAAAGATTTAAATATCAATTTTGCAGTTAATGAAAAGCATATTGATAATTTAAAAAAAGAATTTCAAAATCTTGTAGAAGATTTAAAAGTTCCTGTAATTAAAAAAGATTGGAATATATTAGAAGAAAAAAGTGAAAAACTCAATGCTAAAATTGATAGATTAGAAAAAGTTTTAGAAGAATTTAATGAAAAAAAGGTAGGGACTTTAGAACAAGATTTAAGAGAAGGTCTTTTAAACATACCTCCTGATGTAGATAATTCTGATCCTCTTACTCCAATAGGTCAAAAGTATGTAACCTTTGATAAATTAGCAGAACATTACAGATTATTTGTCAATAGAGTTCAACAACAAATCGCTACTCTTGGAGGTGGTGGTGAAGTCTTCCTTACTAGAATGGAGGATGTTGATGTTGGAGCTGGTATTGCAACTGATGGGTTTGTCTTAGCATGGGATAAAGATCTTCAATTATTCACTCCTTCTGCAGGAGGTTCTGCAGGTGCAGGTGGAACATGGGGTTCTAATTCAGTAGGTGTTAGTACTACAAGGTATGTTGGTATTAATACATCTTCTGCTAAAGAAGAGTTTCCATTATATGTTGGTCCAACAGGATTAGCTGGTACAACAATTGTCGCAAAGTTTGATGGAGATATTTCTGTCGCAGGAACAATCTTTAAAGAAAATGTAAAGAATGTAGATTCTATTGGTCTTGTTACTGCTAGAACAGGAGTAGATGTTGGATATAATTTTGAAGATGGAACGGGTGTTGGTATTACTATGAAAGCAAGTGGTAATGCTGTATTTGCTGGTGTAGTAACTGCTGCTCATATGTTCTATCCACCAGTTATAACAACTGTACAAAGAGATGCACTCACAGTAAACGCAGGTGCTCTTATCTTTAATACTACTAGTACCCAATTAGAAATTTATAATGGAACCACTTGGGTAGGTGTAGGTGCTGTTAATAATCTCACTATCTCTAACCTATAAATAAAAAATAGGGTATATAAAGTTACATGAAAACTTGTAAGAGTGGACAGTATTATTGTACTAAAGATAAAAAGTGCAAACCTATTCCTGGTGGATATCACGTAGGACGTGGTGGCTGGTTGGAAAAAGATGATGATTCTAAAAAGAAAAATGGTAATGGCAACGGCAACGGAAGTTCTCACGGAAATGGGAATGGCTCGAATGGTAACGGAAATGGTGGTAACGGGTCTAGTGGTAATGGGAATGGTGGCGGCAATGGGGGTGGCGTTTCTGAAGAAATAGAAGTATCTAATTGGAGAGATGACTTTACACCTACAGAG